TACTCTTTAGCCCAAGTGGTTACTTGAACTCGTTTATCCTTAAAGTAAGTCGCAGTCCTGTCTGCAACAACCATCTTGTAGACGTAATACTTACGCCTAAGGTAAACCTCTGTACCACACGCCTGTACAACTGGGCGTGGTTCGGTACGTCGGGTAATACGTATCCACTGTGAAGTGGCCGCATCGTCCCAAAGTAGAGGGTTTGGTTGTGGCTCAATCAATGAGGCTGAACGCAATGCATCCCAGTAATATGGGGTTACACGTTGGACAATGCGATTCTTCGTCAATTCTGCCAAGTAAACAAACTTGTAACAGAATTTATGTAATGACGAGGAGTAAACTTTGTCAATGTGCATCCAGGGTAAGTGAATCATCCCTAGAGGGATACTCGCTGGATTCTCTACCTTAACTCCCGAAAAATCCGGAAATCTAGGAGGAACCCGGTAAATATCACCGAGCATAGCGAGCTCAATCAAGAGCGTACGCAAGGTATGAGGTATTTCTACCTCATCCCACCTTCTACGTAAGCCATTATAGACTTTGTATAAGAAGGCTGCGTAGTTTTTACGCGTTAAGGACTGGTGTTCACCCGAGAAGACAAACGGGCGAACATCGACCCCGTGATACGCATCCGTACCACAGGATTCACGGAACGCAGAGGTTGCATACGTCTTATCCAGGTTTAGTTTAAAACCTAAATCTGGGAAAACATGTACAACATACTTGTGAAGTGCTGCGGGATAAATTAGATCATCCCCGTATACAGAGAATCTTCCTCTGATACCAGCGAGCTGCCCGATGGCCTTGATTATACTATAAAATATCAAGGTCTCAATTGGAAAAGTTGCTGCGTTACCCATTGGAAGAACTGATTGCGTATAGCACTCATACCAATCATCACCATTAGAAATAAGGAGACGATTAGTAAGACACGGTTTTAATGCCGTGTACCACTTCCTAGGCATTGTGAAGTTCAGCAATTCCGAAAGAATTGAATCACTTGCACGAGATAAATCCACAGTCGCACCTTTGCGAGTTTTTGAATACTCAACAACGAGCGAGGCATGGATCTCTTGCAGATACCGAATATCAAGTCCGGCATTTTCTTTAAGTTTCTCAGTAACCAACAAACCATAACCGTAGCTATAAAATAATGCTACAGCTGTGAGTGGGGTTATAAACCTGAGAGTTTTCCAACTTTTAGGGACAGCTTTAAGGAATAACGACTCGATAGACAACGTTTGTTCACTGGCCTTATCTAAAACAGGCTTGAGCAGCTTGTTTAGCATCGGGTCAGTCGGTAAGTAGACATCTACAAACCACGTTATCGCATCAGCAGAGCTAGTGAACGCCTCTACCTTAGACAGTTTATTATCTAGGTATGCAAGGTTCAGCGGACATCCAATGTTGCTCTTTGCCCCGAATCTACAGTAACTCATCATGTCTTCTTCGGAGAAATCTCCGAGTATCTGACGCACGATTTTCCGTGCACGTTGAAGCACCATTCTAGTTCCAGAACGTAGGAACTTGGGCTTCGACAGTTCGAGCTGATCGCTGTAGTATTTCTCCAGCGAATTGTTAAACAGCTCTTCGTCAGTGAAGACATCGTCACGGAACCTATACTTCTTGAACAAATTTGCCATCTGGTACTGCCTCTTATACAAATGAGGAGGCATTCCTTCATGGCTCAGTAGTTCATAGTCCCGAAACGCTCGCAGGTCAGAGTAAAGCAACTTCTCTGAGCGGCGGAACATTTCGGGTTCGGAATAGGTTGATCGGAAGTCATAAGCCAGACAAGAAAAAACAAGTCTAGCAATCCTATCAGTATCATACCTGACAGGATCAGTCTTCTGACGCTTCTGACGTCGTTGCGCATGCTTCTTCCCCATCTTTTGCTTCTTTTGCTTGCCCATCTGAATTTCTCCATGATGTGTAGGTCGCCGACAATGATGTAATCAGTCGCGAGACCAAAGATAAAATACGAAGAACTGCATCTACTGTGGAATCAATCAAAGGACAATCAACGGCTAAGCCGTTGTACCCTTTAGATAGTACTCCCTAGCAGCAGAAAGCAGTAGCTGCGCGCCTGTATCAAGCAATAGTGCTTTATCCAGGTCAGTCATAGCCGGATGGATCTGGGCTTCAATACGTAGAAGATTTTTGACATATACTTCGTCATAATCCCTAGGCACATATACTGTTGCCTTACGTACAGCCTTTCCAAAGATACCGTTATTAGCAGAAGGCTCTTTTCCGAAGAAGGTGATGTATTCCCTTTCTCGGTAAGTAGCGTTTGCATAATTGGCAACTTGGACCATCCCTGTGACAGTTACGGGGGCATCTGTGAAATTAACATCAGATCCACCAGTTGGGGTCCATGAACTGGCCCCACTCTTGACAGTTATGTCATGTAATGACATAGCATCTCCATTGGATCATCTCGATCCACGTTTGGGCAATCTCTGCCCGATTAGTAAGAACAAATCGACTATTTGTGGCCATGACAAATTTATGTCCACGTCGATTTGCGGTGAGTAGGACAGGTTAACACCAGTCACTCGATGGTACTCAGATCCAGTAATTAAACCGTGAGCCAATACAGAATCGGCTTCAAGCGGTGTAGCTCCAGGCTGCGTACCAATCTTATTCTTGCCGTTATATTCGGTTTTAATCCCAACACAGTTACCAAGAATGGTAACATGGGGTTTATACCGTACAGCGCCAAGAAGCGAGGACAGGTTTGTAAACCAGCCCAACACAAACGTAAGGCTTGTGAGGTCCCACAATATCTCAGGGAGATGTTGCGGAGATAAACCCAACAGGTCTGTAACCGTTGGTACCTCATTAAACTTGTAATGAACAAACGCACGTACCTTAACATCGGCATGCACGTTCCACTCATTACGCCAGTAGACAAGTGACGGGTTTCCACCCGGACACTCGCCAGTAGTCTCAGCGCTGCAAGTCTTTGTAGACCTTGCAGTGTAGATTCTGTCTGGCTCAAGTTTTGTAAGCCCATCTTGCACCATGCTTAAGATATCATAGATCGACCTGAATAACGGCATCATACCGTATCTCAGTTCAAGCCATGAATCTGGCATAGACTCTATCGCAGACTTCTTTAGATATCTGCGACCTCGCTCATGTTTAATAATTGAGCCGAGCTTCGACAAAGTATTCCTGTGTAGGAGTGTTTTGCGAAGTGAGTTCAGAGGGGATTTGAGCATCTGGATTGTTTCCTTCAGCTCGCCAAATTCGACGCCTAATTCAAGGTCTCCCTGCTCAACTTTTGACATTGCAGACAGCAATGCCTGGTTGACGCAGTTCTGAATAATGCTCGAGTTATCATAACTCGGCCATTGAATGCTGCTAAATGCAGCGACGCCTAGATCACCAACTGCACGGTACATTTTATAGTACCGGTCAGTGCCGACCTTCTGTTTCCAGGACGATTTCCCACAGGAAATCATCCTCCTATGAGCTCGCATACCCGTTACCTTGTACACATTAGGCGTAAAAGCGCCTGTTGTGTCCGCGGATCGGTATGTGGATTTGACCTGTCCAACGATATATTCTCCCCAAACTTTTTCGGGGTAGAAATAACCGTAGGAATATAGGTCGTATCCCATTTCAAAAGAAGCCATAGGCCCTCCATACAAGATGTATGTTTGTGTGGTTTCTGTGAAATTAACATCAGATCCACCAGTTGGGGTCCATGA